GCGACTTGGCCCTCTCTACCGCGAGCCGCAAGCGTCTCGATTGGAGACAGGAGCCATGACAGATTGCTGCGGCGGGAACTGCCTGATGCGCTGCCCACCGGCCGCCCCTGCCGCAACGCCGAACGAAGCGGTTCCGAAAAGCGAGTTGGAACGACTCATGAGCGAGAAAATGGAATGGGCGGCTGAACGCGACCGGAAAGACGCAACGATAGCCGACCTGCGCGGGAAGCTGGAGCAGGCGCAGGCCAAGGCAGAAGAATATTCACGCGATCTTGATGATGCGCTTGTGCTGTCTATCAATTGGAACAAGCGAGCCAACGCCGCCGAAGCCAAACTCGCCACCGCCAGAGCAGACGAGCGGGAACGGTGCGCGAAGGTGCTGGAGGCGAGAGCAGAAAGTGTTGAAGGCCCGACTAACGCATACGCTGTTGGCGAACTGTACGAAGCTGCCCTCGCCATCCGCGCACTCAAGGAGGCATCCAATGGCTGACCTGCGCGAGCGGTTGGCGGCGGCAAAGGTGGCCGCATCGGCAATTGAGGGCATCGCGTTCAAGATGAACCCGCCGAACATCTACACACCTCAGTTCGTGCAACTGGCGCAAACGATTGAATCGGCACTCCACGAAGTCCTCGCGCACCCCGAGAAGCTGATGGGGGAGCCGCACAAGCCGAGCGGAGCAAGTATCCGCTGCCCGCGTTGCGGAGAGAAACAGGAAGTCGTATTCAAGTACGCTGCGCCCACTAAGGAGGTGAAGCCGTGAGCATTCTCGAATGGAACATGCGGTGGATTTTGGCGGCTTTCGTGCTTGTTTTGGGGAGTCTACTTCTTATGGCTTTCAACATACTATGAGCGAACCGACGCGGGAACGGATTACGCATCTTCGCGCTAACGGCCTGTTGCTGGATCACCACGGCATTCCGCCCAGCGGTGCGGACAACGTGAGCGACGAAGAATGGCAAGCCCTCTGCGACATGGCCCTGCGCTCGCTGTCGTCCCCGTCCGCAACAGGGGCCATTTCCAAGGAGATGATCTGGAAAATAGCCTGCATCGAAACCAACCAGACGACGATTGGGGGCAAGCCTGTTGTGGGTACGGATGCGGCGGAAAAGATTGCCACCATGCTCTCCGCCGCGCCCGCTCCTGCCTCCGCAATCGCGGCCACGAGCGAGTTCGTGAGCGTGCCGAGGGAGCCGACTGAGGAGATGTGGGATGCCGCGTGGAAGTCAATCGGCCTTCCGTATCGCGCAAAACTCAGCTTGCATGAAATAAAGACGCTGTTTGACAAGTTCCACGCCGCCATGCTCTCCGCCGCGCCCGCTCCTGCCGCTCAGGACACGCCGGGAAACGTCTGCCCGCGCCGAACCATCTGCACTGAGCAGGATTGCAAATATCCGGCCTGCCGATACGGTGCGCCCGCTCCTGCCGAGCCGGTGGACGTTCTCGTCCTTCAGGAAAGCATCAAGGCGCTGGATGAGGTGAACACCGCATGGTTCAACGAACTGGAGGAGATCAAGAAGATCGTCGGCTACGTTCCAGCCGAGTGCAAGCAGACCCTCACGCGCTACATCAAGGGCATTGTCGAAAAGGCAACTTCGCCCGTTGTGGAAGCCGGGGCCATCAACAGGACAACATCCTGGCCTCGCGTATGGGGCGTCGGAAGGATGTACGACAACGAGAAAGCGGTTCTGGTGGCCCTTGATCGTAAGCCGACAGACGACGAACTTCGCGCAATTGATGACTATCTCAAGGGGGCACAGTGATGGGAGTCTTCTACTGCGACACCTGCCACAAGTACATCGACGACGACACGACCGACGAGTGCAAGGGCTGGGACGATCTGCCGGATACATGCGAGATTTTCCCACCTGACCAGGCTGATGGCCCGTGTATGAAAGGGGAACAAAGTTGAGCGATCTAATGCTGCCCCTGAAGCGCGAACGCAAGATGCTCGGTTCGGTTGTCTGGACGAAGTGCCTCCCGTTCGTGGAGAACACGCGGGCAGTTTTAATTCACAGGCCACGAGTCGTTACAACCTACAACATTCACCGAGACGCGCATATCGCGGTCAATTACTGGTGCAGAAATAGCAGCACCGGGGGCAAGAATTTCACCTTCTTGCCGAAGCCCCCGGTCGGAAAGCTGCTCTGCAAGCACTGCGAACTGAACGCCGTAGCAGCCGGACTGCCTAGCACCGACTCGCTGGTCGGGGAGCATGTTCATCTAGGGATCGTGGTCGCACAGCAAACGTGCTGCCAACTTTCGCCCGAACCTCAACGGGGGCGCTCAGATGCCTAAACCCCCGAAGTGGCTCTACATCGCGGAGTATCGCTGCGGCTGTTCCGAGGACTCGAAACGCCGGAACGAACTCCTGAACTACTGCACCAAACACGGGGCAGAGAGGATTCGAATCTACAAGGTGCCCAACCAACTTTCGTTCGATGACGCAGGGGAGCCACGGTGAAAGCGCCGCTACACCTTGAACTACAAGCGCAGGAGGTTGCTTGGTATCGCAAATACGGCAAATACTCAGACCGAATAAAGGTAGATGCGGGCCACCATTATTATGTAGTTGGAGACTGGTCTTGGAATAGAGAACAAGGGACAAAGAAGTCCGAGTACATCGAAAAGGAAATGAGTTATGGCCGACGATTCATGCGAATTGATTGAGGTAAATAGTCCGTGGGAAAGGGTTCCACAGCATGAATCCGATCCCGGATTTGGGCCTGTTCCACCAAGGTCAAAAATTGTCGAGCTTTTCCAGAGGCCAGAATCAGATGGCTGCGATACCACATCGAGCGAATCAAAGGAGGGATGATGAATCAGTCAGTAATTGATCGTGCTGTGAATATTGCGACCAGAGCGGCCATGCTCGGGAAGCCGGTTAAGTCTGTAGTTTGGATTCCGCCGACATCTGCAAGCCAAGACGCTGGCGGCACGTTTGCGATTGACTACTGCGGCCCACTGTCTGCGACAGACACTCCTCCGTGGGAAAAAACGTGAGCGCCCCGACTCTGGAGACAGCGACACCGACAGCTTGGCGATGTTTGCCTAAGCGCCGCGATACCACATCGAGCGAATCAAAGGAGGGATGATGAAAACGTTTCACCATAAACTCGGTCACGAAGCGGGCAAGACCATGACCGTTTCGGAACTGCGCGAGAAGCTGAACGAGTACCCACAAGATATGCCGGTATTCGGCACTTGGGAGGGCTGCAACGGATACATCGAGAGCATTAATTTCATCGTTGAAAGAACCCACAAGGGCAATCCAGATGAAGCCTGTGACTGCCTGCTAATCGACGTGGAGCAGTACTGACATGGCCCCGGCTCTGGACGGGAGCGCCGAGAAAGAGGTCTGCCCAGCATGTGGCAGCGACGATTGGGATCTGGACGGGCCGATCATTGTCTTCGGGATCGAAACGTACACGAAGCGATGCTACGAATGCGGCGACACATGGGACGCGGAATGACTGTCAACTCGACCCTGAACAGCGGCCATCTGGACGACCTGACGGCGACGAGGCTGTGCGCCGCGATACGCGACGGGGCGAATCCCCTGACTAACGACAAGGACAAATCGTGAAACCACTTTGCATCTATCACAGCAATTGTGTCGATGGCTTCACCGCTGCATGGGTCGTGCGTAAGGCACTCGGCAATGACGTTGACTTCCACGCTGGCGTCTACCAGAATCCGCCCCCCGATGTGAAGGGCCGCGACGTATTCATCGTGGACTTCAGCTATAAGCGCCCGGTGCTGGAAGTGATGGGCAACGAGGCGCGATCCATCACCATCCTCGACCACCACAAGACTGCCATCGATGACTTGATTGGCATCCCGCAGGCTCCTGACTGGCACACCATCGGAGGGACGCCACACTGCGGCGTGTGTGCCGTGTTCGACCTGAACAGGTCAGGCGCGGGGATTACGTGGGACTACTTCTTCAGCAAGCCCCGCCCGGCCCTGTTGAACCATGTCGAGGACCGCGACCTGTGGCGCTTCGCGCTTCGCCGCACCAGAGAGATCCAGGCGGCGGTGTTTGCCTACCCTTACGACTTCAAGACGTGGGATTTTCTGATGTCCCGCGATTTGGAGGAACTCGGGCTGGAAGGCGAGGCCATCGAGCGCAAGCACTTCAAGGACATCCGCGAACTCGTTGGAGTCGTGACTCGCCCGATGAAGCTGCGCGCCCCGTGGCTCGACGGCCCCGCGCCCGCAGACATCGGGTTCGTGGAGGTGCCGATCGCCAACCTGCCCTACACGCTCACCAGCGATGCTGGGCACCTCCTTTCGAAGGGGAAGGGCACGGACGACGCCCCAGAATTCCCGTTCGCTGGGTGCTATTGGGACACGCCTGACGGCCGCGTGTTCTCCCTGCGCTCGCCTGACGGTGGCGCGGACGTTGGCGAGATTGCCAAGCAGTACGGCGGCGGCGGGCACAAGCACGCCAGCGGATTCCGCGTCCCATACGGGCACGAACTGGCCTGATGGCCCCTATTGCAAACAGGGATGCCGAGTGAAACACTTAGTTATTTTAATCGGAGGTTTATTGGTTAGTTACGGAATGAAACCGCCGAGTGACTTTGCTGGATGGATTGGCATGACGGGCTATTTGCTCGTAGTTTTTACTCTTACTTTTTTTCCTAAACGATAAAGTTACTTAATGCCTTTTTGCCACTACATCGTCGAGGGTCGTCAGCTTGCTTCACGTGAGTTCGTAAAGAGTTGCAGCTCTTTCATCTACATCTGTCCGCGTTGTGGCAACAACTGGGCACAAGTCATCTCCGACAACGGCGAGTTCTTCCCACAGCGTCGTCCGTGTAGCCGTTGTGATTGGGCTGGAATGGTTCCAGGTAGTATTGCATCAGCGCTTCCTGCCGAATGGGTAGCGCACAATAGTATTAACGTCACGTTAGAGTATCTTCCTCGTGAAGTTCTTTTGCGTGAGTTAGAAATCCATCTACGTTATGCTGAAAAGGAGCTAGAATGTCAGACGTTAAGCAGTTAATCGGCCCGAAGATCTGTCTTATGGGCTTGGGCGGTACGGGTAAGACTCGCGCGATTGCAACTCTGGTCGAATGGGCTGAGCGCAATGGCTTCGAAGTCGCCGCTCTCTTCACCGAGAACAGTCTCGAGACTCTCCTTGGCTACTGGCGCGATCAGGACAAACCGGTTCCGGCCTGCCTCTACTGGATGCAGCAAGGCACAAAGCCGAACTCACTCGCGTCACTTATTACAGCCGCCGACCTCGTTGGTAAGCTGAGCTACGAAGCCCTGGCCAAATCGACCGACACGAATCGCGGCGGAGAGAACAACGCCTTCTGGAAGATCCTCAAGTCCTGCGCTGATTTCGTCGACGATCGCACTGGTAAGAAGCTCGGCGGCGTCGAGGCCTTCCCGCTCAAGCGCATTTTCGTCATGGATTCTCTGACCGAGACAGCGAATGCTGCCATGAAGATGCAGATAGGTTCGCGTCCAATGTCCAGCCCTGGCGACTACGGCGTGGCGCAGAACAATCTGATGAATTTCCTTCGCCTCATTACACAAGGCGTAGTATGTCCCTTCGTCATGACTGCGCACGTGGATCGCGAGACAGATCAAGTTACGCAGTCCACTAAGATCATGATGAAGTCGATCGGGAAGGCGCTCGCGACGGAGATTCCTACGCTGTTTTCCGAAGTCGTCTACACCGTGCGGGATGGCTCGAAGTTTACCTGGGACACGGCAGCTTACGGCGTCGATACTAAGACGCGAAGCCTCGGGTACAAGAGTGGTATGGCTCCCGACTTCGCAACAATCATGGATGTTTGGAAGAAACGTTCCGGCATCTAGCTAGAATCCAGCGCGCCCTAGTCGGGCGTTGGACAATCCGCAGTTCAACCTAGTAAGGAGTGTCAAAATGTCAGACGTAAGCCCGTTCGACCCGTCAGTTTTCCTCGACGCGCAAGTCACGGAAGTCAACGAGAAGCGGCCTACGCTGCCGATCGAGAACCCTGCCTCTCCGGATGGCTGCTACACCGCCATGATCGGAGACATCGAGGCCAAGTCCGGCACGGTGCAAAAGCAGGGCGAGCGTTTCGGCCAGCCCTGGGCGATGGCTGTCGTGAAGCTCAAGATCACGATTCCGCCCGAACTTCAGGCGATCGGTCTTCCGGCTGAGCTGACGATCACCGATCGTCCGATGCTGGACCTCACGCCGCAAGGTGCGCTTGACAACTCGAAGGGCAAGAACAACGCTCAGCGGGTGTATCGTGACGCGACTGGCATGAACAAGCCGGGCGAAGTCTTCGCGTGGCGGATGCTTTCCGGCCGCCCGGTGAAGGTGAAGATCAAGCACGAGATGTACGAGGGTAATATCCAGGAACGCATCGGCGCGATCCTGCCGCTCTAGTAGTTCGTATCACGCCCGGAAGGGGGAAGAACGTAGCGCCCCTTTCCGGGACTCTTTCTAGGAGTCCTAATGTTTGTTTATCTTGCATCGCCATACTCGCATCCTGATCCTTTCGTTCGCGAGGATCGTTATCTTCGTGCGGCTCAAGCGACGACACATCTACTGAAGAAAGGTGAATGGGTCTATTCTCCAATAGTGCATTGCCACGAGCTGGCGAAGATTGCTGATTTGCCAAAGGACTTTACTTTCTGGCAAAACTACAACATGGCTATGCTTATTCGTGCAGATAAACTTCTTATCTTGCGCATTGAAGGCTACGATCAATCCGTCGGAATTGCCGCTGAGCTTAGTTTCGCCACCCTTAAAAAAATTCCTGTGGAGTATCTGTGAAAACCATTCGTATCAGCGATATCGTCGTCGCTCCAAACCGTCAGCGCAAAGTCTTCGACGCTGCCAAGCTCGCTGAATTCGCTGGCGGTATCAAGGCTCGCGGCCTTCTTCACCCTGTTGTTCTGCGTGAAGTTGACGACAAGTTCATCCTTGTCGCGGGTGAACGTCGCCTTCGTGCTTGCACAGACATTCATGACCTCCAAGGAGATCTTTATCATGACGGTCAGCTCGTCCCTTCTGGCTTCATACCCTATACGCTCCTTGGAGACCTCGATCCGCTTGCTGCAGAGGAAGCTGAACTCGAGGAGAACATTCACCGCGAAGATCTTACTTGGCAGGAGCGCACCGCGGCTCATTCCCGACTTGCCCAACTCCGTACTGCTCAGGCTCTTGCGAAGGGAGTACCAGCACCTACCGTTACGGACTTATCGACAGAGATTCGAGGCTCTGCTGACGGCATTCATCGAGAGACTACTCGCCGCGAACTCATCGTCGCCAAGCACCTCGACAAGCCCGAAGTCGCCGCAGCCAAGAACGTGGATGACGCCTTTAAAGTTCTGAAGAAGATCGAAGCCGCCGAGGTAAATCGCGCCCTGGGTGCTGCGGTAGGGCGGACGTTCAGCGCAGAGATGCATCAACTCTTTCACGGCGACTCGCTTGTGTGGCTTGCAAATACCTGCGATGCAAATCAGTTTGACGTCATTCTAACCGATCCTCCCTACGGCATGAGCGCAGATGAGTTCGGCGACTCGGGCGGCTTGGCCGCTGGTGCTCACGGCTACGAAGATTCAAAGGAGAACTTCCTTGCGATCATGGACGTACTTCCCGGACAGCTCTTCCGCGTTGCGAAGGAGCAAGCGCATCTCTATCTCTTCTGCGATATTGACTGGTTCGGGGAACTCAAGACCCGGTTTGCTGCGGCTGGCTGGCAAGTCTTTCGCACTCCACTCATCTGGCACAAGCCAAGCGGGATGCGCGCTCCCTGGCCGGAGCAAGGTCCGCAGAGGAAATACGAAACGATCCTTTACGCGGTTAAAGGCAAGCGTACCGTTACTAAGATGGCCCCAGACCTTATCGCTTACCCTCCCGATACGAACCTTGGACACGCAGCGCAAAAGCCCGTCGCTCTCTACGACGATCTCCTCCGACGCTCTGTCCGACCCGGCGACTCCATCCTCGATCCTTTCTGCGGAAGTGGTCCTATTTTTCCTGCTGCTCACGCTCTCAAATGTCGTGCTGTAGGCGTCGAAATGGATCAGGGGAGCTACGGGATCGCGGTTAAGCGAATCGAACAGCTGAAGGCGCAACAGGAGCTTGGGCTATGAGTCTTAAACCTTTTGAAGGAAGTGTTGAAGAAGCACGCCCTGATTTGCTTAACCATCTCGCAGACTACACCGGTTATATTTACTGGCTAATCGACACACAAAATTTATGGAGCGAAGACGGCTTCTATGCATTTCCAAACGGGGATATCTGGAGCAAAAAGGATTACGAGCAATTTAAACTTGTAGGACTCTAGTCATGCACGTTAAGGGAGAGGGACCGATTCCTTCGCGTATCATGCTCGTGGGGGAGATGCCTGGAGTTGAAGACGAAGTGCGCGGCGCTCCCTTTTGCGGAGCTGCCGGCATGGAGTTGAATCGTATGTTGCACGAAGCAGGCATTATGCGCTCCGAGTGCTACGTCACTAACGTCTGCAAGGTGCGGCCGGAGAACAATCAGCTTAGTCGCTTCATGGCGCAGACGAAGAAGGAGATAGGTCCGCAGCATACGCATATGCGTGGGCGCTATGTGACGAAGGAGATTGTCGAAGGCTACGCCGAGCTACTCGTCGAGATTGATATGGTCAAGCCGAACTTGATTGTAGCCTTCGGCAATCTTGCGCTGTGGGCACTGACCGGACACTGGGGCGTGATGAAGTGGAGGGGGTCGCTCCTCTCGTTCGATGGCGCGCAGATCAAGGTTATCCCTACGCTTCACCCGGCAGCTGTTCTTCGCGAGTGGTCGATGCGCGCAGTTGTGCTTAACGACTTCCGTCGCGTGAAGAAGCATATGACAAGTCGCACGTATGACTTTCCAAAGAAGAACTATATCGTGCGACCCTCGTTTCAACAAGTCTCGGACGCTATCGTGACTGTCGGCGAACGTCTACGCGATGGTCCGACTTGGCTTGACTTCGACATCGAGACTCGCTACGGACACATTGACTGCATCGGTTTTACTTGGTCGGAAGAAAGCGGTATCTGTATTCCACTGATTGCTCGTGGAAGTCCTGAAGGTTACTGGACTGCCGAGCAAGAGGGCGAGATTGTCTGGCTTCTATACAAAATCCTCACCCATCCGAACGCACAGGTGCGCTGGCAGAATGGCCTTTACGACGCGCAATATGTGCTGAAGCACTGGCATTTCATTCCTCGCGGCGTCCAGGACACGATGATTTCGCAGCACAGTATGTTCGCTGCCCTGCCCAAGTCGCTCGCCTTCCTCGCCTCGATGTACGCAGAACACTACGTCTACTGGAAGGACGAAGGCAAAATCGCAAGTGATGCGCCGGAAGAACAACGCTGGAAGTATAACATTGACGATTGCTTTTACACGCGGGAAGTCGGTGAGGTTCTGACGAAGTCTCTTGGTGCCTTGGGTCTCGGTCCCGTCGATGCTACGCAGCAGCAACTCTTCTGGCCCGTCTTGCGCGCAATGACTATCGGTGTTCGTATTCGTCCGGAGATGCGGGATCAGATGGCCTTCGACGTACAGGAAGAACTGTCGCATCGTCAAGCATTCTTGCACAATGTCTTGGGCCACTCGATCAATCCTCGCTCGTCGAAGCAAATGCAAACGCTGTTCTACGAGGATCTCAAGCAGCCTCCAATCATGAAGCGCACGATCGACAAGTTTACAGGTCGCCCGAAGATGGCACCGACTTGTGACGACGAGGCACTCACAAAGATCGCGGCAAGGGAGCCGCTGCTTAAACCCATCTGCAACTGTATCGCAGACATTCGTACTCTCGTCAAGTTCCACGACGACTTCGTAATGATGCCGCTAGACTCTGACGGCCGGATGCGCTGCTCTTTCAACATCGCTGGAGACGCCGGTGGCAAATCAGCCCCGTACAGTTATCGCCTTTCCTCGTCCGAAAACGCTTTTGGATCTGGAGGAAACCTGCAAACGATTCCTTCGGAGAAGTCCAAGTCAAGTGGAAAGGCGGCGGCTCGAGGTAGCATGGACTTCACGCTGCCGAATATTCGTTCTATGTATGGTCCAGATACCGGATTCACCTTCTTCGATATGGATCTTGACCGAGCTGATTTGCAAGTAGTTGCGTGGGAGAGTGATGAGCCGATGCTCAAGGCGGCGTTGAAACTCGGTGCGGACATTCACTTGCTTAACGTCTACGGTCTCGACGGGAAGGAACCGCCGCCGCTCGAAGAACTCGTGGAAACGCATCCGAAATACTGGGATCACCGCGGTCCTCGTAAGCACAAGCGAGAATTCTCCAAGGTCTTTTGCCACGCAACAGATTACCTTGGCAAAGAACGCACGGTCGCTGCACACACGGGCAGGAGCGTACAAGAAATCTCACTTGCACAGAAAGCTTATTTCGGTCGTTATCCTGGGATTCAAAAATGGCAGGAGAGAGTAATTGAACAAGTCAAGCGTCATCGTTTCGTTGAAAACAAATTTGGCTATCGCTGGTACATCTTTGATCGCATTGACGACCAAGTTATGCCAGCGGCTGTCGCGTGGATTCCACAATCTACCGTCGGAATCGTCATTAACAAGATATGGCTTCGCTTTTACAATGAGGTGCCCGAAGTGCAAGTACTCCTTCAAGTACACGATTCGCTCGCAGGACAGTTTCCGACTCATCGCAGTGAATACGTGTTGCCTCGGATGCGGGACGCCTCTCGAATCGTCGTACCCTACGAAGATCCCCTCGTAATTCCTACGGGGATTAAGACCTCGATAGTGAGCTGGGGAGATTGCGCTTGATCGCCGCCATGCTGCGCACACAGTGCGCCAAAGTCAAATGCGCTCTGCAAGAGATGGAGCATTGTCGGCCGCCGTGCCACTTTATCGGGAGCGTGCCCTGTGTCAAGACGCTTCCCTGATTGGATCACGGAGTATGTCAACTATGCCAGTGTTACCGAAGCTCCCAAGCGAATGCACTTCTGGGCCGGAGTCGGCGCTATTGCGGGATGTCTTCGGCGGCGGGTCTGGATCGATATGCGACGATTCGTGTGGACGCCAAGCTTTTACATTATCTATGTCGCGCCTCCTGGAATTGTCGCTAAGTCAACCACTGCTGATATCAGCATGGATCTATTGCGACAAGTGCCGGGCGTTAAGTTTGGTCCAAACGCGATCACCTGGCAAGCACTTGTGACCGCCTTCGCAGCCGCCTCGGAGTCGTTCGAGTACAACGCTGAGTGGCATCCGATGTCGCCGCTTACCCTGGTCGCCTCGGAGCTCGGCTCACTGATCAACCTCCAAGATCGCGATATGGTCAACCTCCTCATCGAACTTTGGGACGGGAAGAAGAGCTATGAAAAAATTACCAAGATGTCCGGCAACGACACTATTGAAGCGCCCTGGATCAACCTACAGGGATGTACTACTCCTCACTGGATTGCCGACAATATGCCTCCGTCGACTATTGGCGGCGGCCTATCGTCCCGGTGTATATTCATCTATGCTGACCAAAAAGAGAGGTATGTAGCTTATGTTGACGAAGTTGTCGAAAAGGGTGATGCTTCGAAACGCCTTGAACTCATCAGTGATCTCGAGAAGATCGCAATGCTTTGCGGTCCGTATAAGATCAGCGCAGATGCTCGCACATGGGGTCGGGCTTGGTATGAGTCTTTCTGGAAGTCGGCGGCTGATCGGATGGACGATCAAATGCTTGAAGGATACGCCGCCCGCAAGCAGACCCATCTACACAAAGTCGCGATGGTGCTCTCCGCGTCACGCGGTGACTCTCTGGTAATCGAACAGGCCGACCTCGAGCTAGCTAACTTCATGCTCGAAGACATCGAGAAAGATATGCACAAGGTCTTCTCTCGCATGGGTCGTACTGAAGATTCAATGCAAGCCGAACGCTTTATCGAGTTCGTTCGTAAGAAAGGTGCAATTCCTTATCAGGAGGCTTACAGAATGATTCACGTTTACTTCCCCGATTTTCACGACTTCGAAGGTATTCTCATGGGAGCGATTCAGAGCGGTCAGCTCAAGATGGAAGGTCGCACAGATGGTATGTGGATTAAATACTCGGGAGGCGTGTAATGGGACGCCCTCTCGATATCCCTGCCGTCCACGCCACCGTCTACGGAGACATCATCGACGCCCTGGAGATTACGCCCTTGCACGGCGTAGTCGTTGTTCCCTTTGACGGCTCCTTGCCCAAGCGTGTCTTCCGCGGAATCGTTGAACGCTGGAACTCAGGCCTTACCGTAGCTTCGCGCAAGTCCTGCTCTCACTTCCGCATGATCCAGCACGGAGAGTGGGTAATCTTTGTCAGGGTCGAATAGACCACGCAATGTATCATCCCATACAATGCGTCCTAATTTAATCCGAACTCTGATCACCGAGTCCTTGGGCTACTGCTGCGAGTTCGCCTTCTGGCGTTTCTTTGCCGCCAAGTCCAGCCAGCTAATCGCTGACCGTCTCGGCGTATCCGCTCGCAGCATCCAGCGCCATCGGGCGGCTTGCCCGCCCTGCGCCAAGCGTGATTGCTGCATGGCTAAGAAGTTCCCGCCATCCGATTGATCGTGTCATCCTTCGACTTCGAGCTAAAGCTAGTCCCAAGCCAGTAGGCAATCACGACGCCGAAGCTCGTGTCGAGGGTTCCCATAATTCGACCCAGGATTACATCATCCAGTCCGCTCGGGTTCCCGTTCTTTACTAGCCAAAAGTACATGGCCAGGGTAGCCGCGATGATCAGCCAGCTCAACACCGCAGGGGTATGCACTCCCTTCAGCGTCATTTGACGCGCGCTTTCCCTGTCTTTCACCTCCAACGCGTAGACGTCGATCGAGAGCTTTTGCATTTCGATCTTAAAGGTTTGGTCTTGGCTTTTGATCTTGGCTAGATCCTCCGCACTAGCACCCTGAACGCGGGCGGCTAGGTCCGTCACACTACTCCCTTCCATGCCGAGCGCTTTTCCCAACGCTTGCACTGCGAGACCTGCCAGCGGTCCGCCTAGAGCGGTTGCAATGGTAGGAGCTACGGACGATACGGTCGCCTTCCAGTCAAAATCAGCCATGCTAGGTCTCCTGTATTCCAGTGGTGTAAGTGGTAGGCTTGCCCTTCACAAAGTGCGCAGTCAAAACCTCCCTGCGCATTCTCGGGTCGACAGAAAGATGAACCCAGGTACGTTCGTAGATAAGCTGGTCGAATTGAAGTCCTGCGCTATCAAGCCGCCGAGCCACCGCTACTGGTGATCCGAAGGCCGGGCAGATAAAGTCGGCGGCCCAGCCTTGCATATGCGCTGAGTTCTTCGAACCACCCACCAGCGTATTGATTACCTCCGAACGATAGCCCGAGTTAATAATAATCGGCCGCCCTTCCAGCATGACTCGCGCTCTCTCTAGCGTTTCCGCTAGCACTACAAGATTTTCTATCACATTTTCAAGCGGCGTGTTATCGTACTCTTGATGCTGCGTAACGCAGAGTTCTTCGAGTGAAAAGTATTTTGTCAGGAACATTACTGACCTCCCACCGGCAGTCCGTAGCCCATCACGTCAAGAGTCAAAGCGTTTGAGTTAATACTTCCCACTGAACTCATGATATAGTAAACGTTCTGGCTAATGTTCGGCATAGACACTTGTGCCGTGTCTCGTCCCGCATCAGACGCAAAGTTGCCAATCGCTTCCAGGGCGTAGAAGTTTGAACCCGACACGATCCGAAGCGTACCTGTACCGGAAGCAAAGCCACCTGCCGTACTGTTCATATTCAGGTAGCAGTACAAAACTGCGAGTTCCGCAACCGGAGGAACAAAAGTTGAAGTCGCAACTGCAGTTTCCGCTGTCGCCGTTCCCGCCGCAAGAATCGACTGTTTCGCCTCATACCAAGCAGTCGCACCCTGTTGCCGATACTTAATAAAGTTACTCGACCCGTCATTCCGCACCGCAGTTGCAAGCGCCTTAAACGTGTAGCCGCTTGGCATCGTTGGCGCAGTTGCCGACGCCGAAGCTAGCCCCGCAACTGTGCCGTCAGTCTTAGCAATCACCCATCCGTAGTACCAGGTGTTCCCCGCTTCCGCTCCCGTATCCAGCCCGTTCGCACCGCTAGTCGCCATGTCGATAGTAACCGACACGGTTGACGCCAGGAATGCGAGGCTGTTAGAGTCCTTCAGCAGCAGCTCATCCGCAGTGATGTCGATCTTACTATTCGGCGTAGCGCTATTCGTACGCGCTGCAATGTTACGACCGACTGCAATTACTGCCGGACCTAGTTTCGTATCTGCATCCGGCGTAGTCATTACGCGTGTAGTCGCCGCGGTGTAGCCATCCACCTCAAAGCGAAGTTGCTTTGTCGCGTCAACCGAGCCCTTAACTACCGGGTTCGTATCGACATAAGGAGCGCCAGGAGATTCAGTCGATCCGAGCGCACCCAGAGCAGTTCGAGCTAGCGGTGCGGTGGTTGCTCCTGTGCCGCCGTTTGCAATGGAGAGCGGAAGTGTTATCCCCAGCGCCGAGGCCACATACGCATAGATTTGCGCGAGTGTCAGCTTAACCGTGCCTCCGCTTTGATCCGCCGGAACAACTTCCGTTCCCGTAGGAGTGGTTCCTGCCGGCAGTCCTGTAATCGTCGTGGTCATGTTTACTCCGTCGTAAGAGGCTGATGAGTCGTAAGTGTCGTAATCGTATTCGGTGCTACAAAATCTGTTCCACTTCCAAGTGTAATGATAAAGTTAAACGCAAACACATCTTGTGGCATAGGCTGCGCCCAGGGTGGAGTTTGCACATCAGGCACGCTTCGCACGAAGTCCTGCGGCTGCCTTGGCTCCCAATGCTCCGGACATACCCAGTAACCTTGCCAGTGCTTCTTAAGCGTCGACGCCTTGCGCTTACGTCCGCACTCGTAGCAGACTGCGTTCCAGTCGCCTTCCGCGTAATAGTCTGCGCGTCCTGTCATTTCGAATACTCCCGCGTGTAGTGTTCATGCAAGCGCTTATTCAGGGGATGCGCTAGAAGTCGTGCAGCTTCTGTTACCTTCTTCCAGTACACGTCTACGTCCGCTGGAATCGCTTGTCCGTTCCACATCTCCGTGGACTTACCTTTACCGTTATAAGCTTTCACGGCAGCTTCAACATCTTCCTGTCCACGCTTACGCGTAATTGCAGCCTTTTCCGCGAGTATCGCTGCAGCAAGCCTGGGTGCATTCTCGTCCGTCGGCAAGAGTTCAAAGTGCTTATCCCCCTTGATCCAGACTGGCATGTAATCAGTTTCCTCTTTCAAATCCAGCTTCTCAAGCGCATTGCGAAAGCGCTGTGAAGCGTAGAATTTATTCCCGCCTTTTACGCCCATGCCAGAACCCCAACCTTCTACCATTGCCATCGGCAGAAGCTGCTCACCTAGTTCCTTCGAGAGCACACCACGCTCTTCTGCTAGCTTGCGAACCCGCGCAATCTCACTCACTGCGAGCGTATCCAGTGAACGTTCTGGCGCCAGGTTATATTTCACATGGCGGTCAGAAGGATAAAAGGGAACCGCCTCGACTTGTACGTCTGAGTCCGTCCCTTCAGCTCTTGGTACAAGCGGCGCAGTCTCTTGCGGAAAGTCCGTCGGCCGCAAGCCACTCGGCGGCTTATTCGGGCCACTCGGAAACATCATCCCCAGCATAGCTTGCAACGAAGCCCAGTCGCTCATTGCATCCCCCTAAGTTTCTGCAACGCCTTCGCTTCCCGCTCTGCCTTCCGTTGCAGTCGCTTGGCCTTAAGTGCCGGACTCGCTTTCTCCGCAGCATCTCTAGCCTCGATGCGTTTCCGCGTAGCTTCTGCTTTCAAGCGAGCTTCATTCCCTCCGAGCTCCCGATCATATGTCATCCTGCCTACGAGCGGAACATACTTCGCCATCTTCTCTTTTCCGCTCATCCCAAGCAACTCTTGAAAGTGCTTGTACGGAGGTAGAGCGATGTCTCGCGCAACTTCCAGCGGCTTACCTTTCCCGATTTGATCCAGCGTATAGCGACTCACGCCAAAGTTCTTCAGCAGCGTTTCCGTGTAGTCGATCTTATCCAGGCCTGCATCACGACCGCTTAGCCAGTTCTTAATCACATCGCCAGGAATGTTTGACAGTGCCAACGCACTCGCCACCGCTACGAGGTTCTTAGCACCTCGCACATAGTTCCCGTCACGAATCTCGTTATAAGCATCTCGCCGAATGACGTCCATCTGCTTCAGCATGTACGTCTTCATCTGATACAAGAGACGTCCGTTCGGATTCTCCAAATACGCTTGCGGCATTTCCAGCTTCGTGAGCGGCTGAGCATCTGACAACTCAGAAAAGAGCAAGCTCTTCACTCGCGGCGTTACTTCTCCTGCTTGCAGTTCGCGTAGCAACTCAGGAAACTCTTCACCAAACGCTGGCGCATAGCGACGAGCAAGTTCCGCTCTTCCTTTAAGCGTCGATGCAAGCTTTTGATTTTTCAGCAAGCCCGCGTTAAGGTTCAAGCCTTTAGCAAACTGGTCAATTGCTGCAAATCCGTTGGCTTTGAATACTGCTTGCAGTGCCTTGCCCGTCCAGCGATTCGAGCCAAGCTCCTCTGCAATATGGTTTACCAGTCCAAACTCTTTCGCCGTCACTTGCGAGTTACCTGTAAGCTTATCCTTCAGCGCACTCAACGTCGGCACAAGTCCGTGGTGATAGATCGTCATAACAGAGTCACCGATCTGAGTAGCCGCCGAACCGAATTGCCCTAGAAGCGCTACGTTGGTAGCATTCCGTACGTCTTGCAGTGGACCTGCCATGCTTTGTTCGCCGCCTTCGAAGCGAGCTTTCAAGAGCGCACGAAGATCATTCGCCTGCGTGTGGCTCATACGCCCGGACTCAAGTTCCTGCGCTACTATATTCCCTATCGAACCGTCTACATCCGTCATAACCTTGCCACCAAGCTTTCGCGTAGAAAGATCCTTGCCGAAAAACTTAGCCAGCTCTGCGTCTTGAATCGCAGCCGAAACGTAACGTAGCAACGAATCGGTCGGCGGAGCATAAAACTGTCGAAGCTCCGGAGTCACTGTTTCAACTCCACGGGCGTGTGCAAATCCAGGCAGATGTGAACCTCCACTCTCTGCCTGCAGCGAACGGTTGACGATCAAGGAAGTCTCAACGTCAGTCAGTCCACGTTGTTGTTCCTTGATCATCTTGGCTTCAGCCTTGAGCAACGCGTCTTCGAGACTCGTTCGCTGCTCTTGTCCAAGAGCTTTTTTCAGTCCCTCGAGATCCGTAACAAGGCGCGGAAAGTAGTTCGACAGGCCTTCTTTAAATCGTCCCAGATCCTTATGTGTCTGTTCGAACTTGTTCAGCAATCCTTGTACAGCTTCATACGCTGGACGAGCTTCCGCGGGAAGGTGCTGCTTGATTTTCGCGGCGTCTCCGTTCAAAAGCGCAAGATCCAGCGGCGATCCCTCGGGTGTTTGCTTGAGCGTCTGGATAAATGGCGTCGCAGTCGTCAATGCATTCTCTGTTGCTTCCAGTACGTTGCGTTCGTACTCACGAGCACGCAAGCGTAACGCTGGCGAGATGTTTCCAAGCCGGGTCGAAAGCGCGCCAAAGGCGTAATCGAGTCCCTTGGCAAAGGTACCTGCGCCTTGTTTAAACTTTCCTCCCGTAATGCCAAGCATCCCGGCCATGCTCAGAGCTTGAGCGTCGTCAGGATTTTGGGAGAAGTAAGCCGCGAGTCCTCCCGCCGCCGCTATGCCAGCGAGAAGCTTGGGATCGGCGGAGCCTTGTTCATCGCGAGCAATCTCTGCTTTTACTTCGGCGCGACGTTCTTCTCTAGGAACGTAATCTCCCGTATCAGGATGTTTAATAAGCCCCGTATTCTCCAGATCCCCCACTTCTCCCCACTTCCCACTCCTTACAAAATCCTGCACATAGGGACGATACGCTTCGACAGGAGCACGGTTGGCCTTGCCTTTGATTTGGATGATAGAATCCGCAAAGGCAGGCTCACGTCCCGGCATGGAATTAACAGCTTTAGCCGGCTCTACCTCCACCGTCACATGACTCTTTCCCTTCGCGTCCCGGAGCGAGTAAATCTTCGACTCCCCGCTCGCTACCGCGTCACAGTACCCGCCGACGCAATGGCCCAGCTGGTTGCCTTCTTCTGCCAGGCGACCGGCGAGGTAGGCTTTTGCTGGAGTGGGGCCAACAGCAAACTCTTCTGTGTAGCTGTTTTTAATAGGCTTGCCTGAGGCGTCTACAGCAATATAGGCGTCTACAGCATTACCAGACTCTTCGTCTGTAAGCTGCCGTTTGCGGTATTCTTCTGGCTTAGTTTCTCGTACGCCTTTCGCCTGCTCCGGCGTCAGCTTCTCTGGCAGCTTCAGCTCCACCCATTTCATTCCATCGAGAGATCCTGGATTCTTTCCTTCCGAATAGTCACGATAAATCGGCAGCTGCGCAGTCGAATCACTCGCAGCTTTCTCCGCCAGCTTCTCCATCTTCGCGTCGTGAGCGGCGGTTTCCTTGACTGCGCGGACAAGATCGTACTGGCCAAGCTTTTCCGCAGGGACGTTCTGACGGAGATAGTCACCGACGTGGGAGAGGTAGGAAGTAATCGCCGTATACGCACGGCCTTCGCCAAGACCTCTTCCAACTGCGCCGCCTTCGGGGACGCCGAGCATTGTAGTGTCCCAGATCGTTTCTTCGGGAGGAATATTCTTTACAAAATCGCGCTGCTCTCTCGCAATCTTCGAACGATAATCTCCACCTGCTGGCTGAAGATAATCTTTAGCCTTCGTTCCAACAATCGCAGCATCCGTCAGCTTCTCCCACTTAATCTTTCCTTCCCCATAAGGCACCTCCACATTCGCCAGCGGATCTCCCTCCGTCCCGGCGTAGCGGTTGAGGTAGCGAGAGATGGCTTTGTCGGACCACTTAATAACAGTGTCGTTGCGCCACAGCACTTCGTCGATTGGAACCTCTCCGCCATGAGGCGTAAGCCTTTCTTTCAACGGGTTGCTCAACCTCGCCACCGCCTCTGGGTGCCAGCTCCCCACATTCCTTCCGCCGATCTGCCGTCCCGCTACTGCTCCTACTGCCAGCGGCAAGCCATCCGTTAACGCCAGTCCATTCCCTTCATCATTTTGCAGCGGAACAAACTCTTCGTTATGCCTCTTCCATTCCTTATCGTTCTGCTCAACATCATGCTTCGTCGTATCGCTCATACCTAGCAAACGAAACACTCGCTTCGCAATCTCGCTAGCAATCTCAGGATGATTGTCCGAGATGTACTTCGCACCCAGGATTCCAATTCCTGCTGCACCGCCGATGATCGCGAGCATCTTGGGATCACTGATGTCATAGTTACGAGTGGTTTTAGAAGTCCTTCGCATAATAAGAAGATTGGAGGTAGTGGCACTCGCTCCATATTAAGAGCTTGTACCTCTTCAAGAACAACTGCCTCATCACTTATTTTTAAAGCAAAACAACTATTGTCCCAGCATGGAATTACTTCTGAATAATTGTAAGTCCCAACTTCTGGTTGATAGCAATTAAGAAGAGTGCATAGTAATTCATTTAACGATTCTGCCTCTTCGAATGTTTCAAATATGTAAAACATTAGTAACCCCACTTAGTCTGTAAGTACGCCTCTACTTGCGCCATCTGAGTATTATTCAGAGCAGGCGAGTAGTGAATAATCTCTTTAATAATACCTGTAGGATAGTTTACGTTCCATCCTAGAACAAAGAATTTAT